CACCTTTCCGCAACATGTGGATTGAGTGGGACGAGAAGCACCGCATGGAGTTGTTGCGTCACCATGGCACTAAGTTGGGCTACTTTGACAACGGCTTTGAGTGGACGCCAGACACATGGGCAGACGAGGTGGGCTATCACATCTGGGACGACCCACCCATGCCGCACTTCTGCTACTCGCAATACTCGTTGAATGAGGGCCAGATACTTGTGCCACCTATGTCGTTCTCGATGGTGAACGAGGGTGACATGGATGCGCGTAACTCTGACCACTTCACGACAGCGGGTAAAGTTGTGCCGCCTACGCTTGAAGAGGTGCGCAGACAACAGCGTAGGTTTGGCAAGGTTCTGCTGAGTTCGCCATATGCGGAGAAGCACAAGGGCGATGCCAGTTTGGAGACGCTGTACTTCCGCATGAACCCAAGCATCTCGAACGCAGGGAACATGATTTTGCCAAGACAACTGGCGCGTGACCCTGAGATGCGCATGCAGTTGGCAGACCAGAGTGCCAAGGCATATGCGGGTGACATGCGCTTCCTGATTACCGTGCTTGCACTGGTGAATTACCCGCACACAATCATCGAACGCAAGGTCGAGAGGGGGCCAACACGGATTGCCTATGGCAGACGCGTGCCTCGCAATGAGTTGCGTGTGTTGGAGATTGACCTGCCAAAGCCAAGAGGGACTACGCGATACGAGCGTATGTTCAAGGGTGGCGGCGGCAAGAAGCGTCGACATGTCAGACGTGGGCATTGGCGTCGGTACAGACGCAAGGATGGCACTGTGACTACGCAGTGGATCGAAGAGCAATGGGTGGGAAGTGCCGAGGTTGGCACGATCACTCACGACTATGAACTCAAAAGCAAAGGAGCGAAGCAATGAGCGCGATTGATAACGTGATGGTTTTCTGGGACGTGATGTCCACAGACGAGAAGAAAGAACTAATCCTACGCATTGGCGAGAAGGCACTCGAAGAAGGTATCGTGAACGCAGACGATATTAAGCCAGTGGGTGGCAAGAAGAAGCGGAAGAGTTCCTACAAGCCGTTCTGGATCAAGACTGCGGAGCGTATCGACCCCACGAAGAAGGGCATGTTCCGCGTCGAGGGCAACTGGGTGAACGATGTGCAGAGAGACGTGGCCGAGGGCAACCTCGTGATCATTGGCACGAAAGCACCCAAACATTATTGGGTTGGCAAGCGTCAAGATGGTGCGAACATGGACTTGATCAACGGTCTGGCAGTCGAGAACATCGCATATGTGACAGACGCCGACAACTTCTCTGGTATTGAGGCCGCTCTCGAAAATGCACTTGCGGCGTGAGTGATTACGTCGTAAGGTGTATAGTGTGTTATACACAAAGGGTAGAAAAATGTTTCACAAAAAAGAAGAAAACAGAATGTCTTACCAACGATGGGTAGATGTTTTGTGTTATGGGGTCAGGTGTATTCCGCGTTATGGCCTCAGGTCTCGCGCACATGCGCACCTGACAACTACGCGTGACCACAACTCATTCTGTCTATTCCGTCAAGGAGTTTTGTTTTCTGGTGTACATATCAACCTAGACAACGACTGGGCTAACGCGCCACCCCTTGAATGTGTTGCTAATCTTAGATCGACAAACGAAGCAACCAGTAAGGGATACAATGGAAAATCAACTGGATCGGATCGAGTGGAAGCTCGACCAAATACTTGGTGCGTTAATGGCGAAAGCCTACGACGCGCCTACAAAAGGCGAAGCCTCGCCAACGGAAACCTCGAACCACCAAGCGCAAATGCCGCAACTTACAACCAAGCAACATGCGGCATTGCAAATGTTGCTAAGAGGAGCCGACAACGCAGAGATTGCGGAGCGGTTCAACGTCAGCCCGAACACAGCCAAGATTTACGTGCGTGGCATAGCCAAGAAATTGGGTGTGAGTACGCGTGCGCAGATCGTGGTGCGTCTGTTGGACGTGTTCAATGACCTCGATGACAACAGTTATCGGGCAATGACTGGCGGTTTGCCGAAGGATTGGGATGCGACTTATGTGCATCCCGACCCATTCGCAAGACTTTACAGAGTAGAGAGAGAGGAAAATGACACTTGAACTAAGACTACGAAACGATGTCTGGCAGGTATGCGGCACAGTCGTGAAGCCAGATGGCGTGAAGGTTCGTGTGCGTAAGACTACGGGATACACGAAGCATCAGAAGCAATACGCGTCTGCCGCTTTGTCCCGCATTCTTCTGGACACAATGAATGGGGTTGCGGAAGTCGAGAACGATGCCGCAACCCTCGAAGATGCAATCAACCAATATCTTTCCCGACCAAATCCGCCGGGGGAGACAGACGTCAGCATCCTAAATCGTCTGGGCAAACTGCAAGGTAAGACGCCGTTGGCTCGGCTCAAGACCAATGACCTGTACTCTTACGTGACTGGGCGTGGGAACAGTGCAGGTACGGTTGCGCGTGAGATGAATACGATCAACGCCATGCTGAAACATGCGCGTGAGATTGGATTGGATGCGCCCGACATTACGTTGAAGCGTCCGTCTGTGGATGATGCCAGAAGCAGGTGGCTGACTGAGGACGAGAGAGATCGCCTGATTGCGGCATGTTCGCCTGAGATTAAGGGACTGGTGACGTTCCTGTTTTATACAGGCGCACGGATTGGCGAGGCGTTCGCTTTGACTTGGCCAGAAGTGAGGGACAGACAGGCGTTCTTTACTTCCTACAAGGGCAAGATGCGCAAGAAACGTGTGAGAGGCGTGCCGCTTACACCGATTGCGTTGAGTGCAATGGGTTCGCCGACAGGCGACTACGTTTTCACGGCTCCGAATGGAGCGCAGTGGGACAGACGCAAGTTCTATGACTACTTCACGGTGGCATGTGATCGTGCAGGGATTGCAGATTTCACGCCGCATGACTGTAGGCATACGTTTGCGTCACATCTGGTGCAGAAAGGTGCCAGTTTGAGGGCGGTGGCAGACCTGCTTGGTCATACGTCACTGGCCATGGTGATGAGGTACAGCCATCTGGCACAAAATCACTTGAGTGACACCGTCAACCTCTTGGGTGGTGGTGGCACAGACGGAACACACGGTTCCGTAAGTTACTTGAGGGCAGTGTAAACTGTAACCCTTGGTAAGGGTGAGGTCGAGAGTTCAATCCTCTCTCACAGCACCACCCTTCACCCTTCCAAGCCTCAAGTTTAGTGGCAGACACCCAACGTGTTTCACGTGAAACGTCTGCCGCGCCTTCGTGGTGTGTTGTTGTCACGTTCTTTACACACAATGGCACACTAAAAGATAACTTGTATCGTCTATAAGACACCTGTAGAGTGTTATTGAGGAGTGAGATATGAAACAGAAACTAAGCATTATTGGAAAGATCGAACCGCCGTTCACAGATGTGGACTACCGAGAAATAGATGTTCTTTGTGAGAAGCTGATCGAGACTTGTCAGCTTATGCAGAACAGAACTGCAAGCGTGTACGCAAAGAACACCGCCAGTGACATCATTGATGTGTTGGTGGACATCAAAGTTGACGTTCAAGAGCATGGGAAAAAGCATGCGAAGAAGATGGACGATGATGGATTTGTAACCCTAGACAAGGAGCAGACACATGGCAGAGCCTAATTTAATTAAAGTTGCAGACGTTTATGTCGTGCAACAAGACGAACAGTTTGTTGGCGTTGAGGTCGGTTTTACTGACGCAGTACGCAACAAGCGTGGGGCGGCAACGTCCCTCGACTTCATGAGGAATGCGTTGAGCAACAGCGGATGGATAGCACAGACAATCATGAGAGTTGAGGACAAGGAAGACGATGCACAGGCTAACGCACAACCAGAAGACAGTGGCAGTGAAGATACTCAAACACCTCCACAGCCAACCAAACGAGCAAAGACAAAGCCAACAGCAGATAGCTGATGCCGTTGGTATGTCACAGTCGCAGGTGAGCAGGTATCTCAAGATATTTGATTACCTGCAAATCACAGACAACGTCGACAAGACCTACAAAGTTGGGTCGAAAGCAGACAAGTATCTGGCACATTGGGCCGTTTACTTCATGGAGCGAGGGGAAAAGAAAAACTAAAGCATGTTGTTGCGATACATGTAACCCCAGACAACGAGGCCACAGACGAGAACAATGCCGAAGACAACGGCACACCAAAGTGCGATGGCCTCGATTGTTTCTTGACGTTGTTTCTTGGCCGCACGTTCTGCGGCCTTTCTTTCTTCACGGATTTGACCGCGCAGACGTATGAGTTCTTGCCATGCGGAGAGACCGCGCGTGTATATTATGATTTCGCGCAAGTTGTGTTCCATGTCCTGCGCCTGTTGCTTTTGCATGAATGTGTCGAGGGCTTCCTCGTTCACAGAGCGGAACGGACTGCTTTTCTTTTTGTTGTGTTGGTTCTTGACGGCGTCGATGGCGTCAAACATCTTCCCGATTTCTTTGCCGAGAGATGCTATCTCCTTACCTGCTGAGACACCTGCCTTGATCGCACTGAATGCGGCCACGGCTGTCGTGATCGGCTCCATTAGACAACCCCTTAAACAATATGTCCCAAGTTTAACAAAGGGAGTTGGTCAAGGTCGTCCTACGACATGCGTTTCCACATGGGTACGCAGACGGCACGTGCGTTGTCTTGGCGTTCTTGGTTGAAGGCTTGCGCCATTTCGATGCACTGTTCGAGCGTGAGGTCTTCGTAGATGGGTGGCGCGGCTTGAAACACCCCCGCCTGTATAATAACCATTATAACGAAGGTGTATGTGAACATCGCCGCCTCCTACTTTCCTATGCCATAGAAAGACTTTTCCCATTCCTTGTGCCGCTTCAGTGGTTCGCGGACGTATGGAAGCAACCAAGCCAGACGTAAGATTGCCCAGTTGATTAGGTTCCATGGGAAATATAGGGGGCGCATTGTATCCATGAACAAGACGACACGGAGTTCGTCTGTCTCATTGTGCGCCTCGTGCATGTAGGTGTCGTCAAAGTATACGACTTCTCCATTGCGCCAATAATATGGACGACCTGCAACACGGATGTGACAACGCCCTTCACGTGGAATTATGACACCCATGTGTGCGCGGAGTATCCCAGACCATGGCCCCTCATGCGGTGGTAGGGATTTGCGAGGGCCAAGGATTGATAAGTATGCGGAGCATATGATGGGATGCTTGTCGATGATCGCCATCGTCTTGGGCATCTGCTCTATGTTGCGCTTGAAACGAATACCCGCCGCCTTGAGGAAGAACATCTTCCACCTGTCGTCGTTAGAAAGGTCTAGTTGGTCGGGGCTGATCTCTTGGAATGGTGTTAGTTCGTCGTAGCGTTCAAGGACTTTCTCCACCTCGGCCCGTATCTCTGGATAAGCGGCCTCTAAGTCTGCGGTTGCAGGAAGTAAAGTCTTGTCAAAGAATGGTTGGTCGCCGATGCGACACCTGCGTCTGAAGTGTGGTTTGAGTGTTCGCTCTAGCCAATCTTGGAAGGCCATCTACTATCCTAACTTTAGAAACGGTACGGAAAAGCGTACACCTTGAGATTTGAATGGGTCGGGCGTCGAGTACGCGTCCATGGTTACTGTCTGTGTGACGACAGGCGCAGACGTCTGGGTGAGTTTGCGTCGGCTGTCTCGGTATGGATTGTCTTGCATCATGTAAGCACTGTAGCTACGAGCGACGTTCTCGTTCGTACTGTTGTCAGAACTCTCATTCATCTCGTCTGAGGCGTCAGCGTTATGTCCGTCTTCCTCGGTGGTGGCGTCCTCAGACGCCGACACCGTCGAGGGTGCGTCACGATCTGGTGTGCTTTCGTTTAGGATTGCGGATGCGAGTGCAGTGATCTCGCCATCTTCTTCTGGATTGCCAGATATTGTAGAGACTGGTGTGTATTGAACGGAATTGCTTACGCCAGTTCCGTTTCCTGATCTGTCGTTGTGACCTGCAAATTCTATATGCCAAGGCTCCCAATCCATGCGGAAGTTTAGTCCATAGCGTGCGGCATTAGCGTGCGCCCACGCTTGCGCGGCTTCGTTGCCGTAAGATAAGTCTGCGGCATCGCCATGATTGTGTTGTGACCTGCCGGGAGGGGCGACCCATCTCCGGGCGGCGGCTTCTGAACCGTACCTCTCGACAGCGTTGGCGAATAGTTCGGCCTGTCTGTCTGTGGAGCGGTAGCCAGAATTGATTTGGATGTTATGTCCTGCTGACTGGGCGTCTTCGAGGAAGCGTGCCAAAGCACCGCCCATATCATCATTGAAGTTTAAGTGTTCGTCGCCTCTGCCAGACGACAAGAATGGGGAGAGTGTTTCGCTGAAGCTCATTTTTTCTTCCAGCTAATACGCGCTGGCCCCTTCTTTTTCTTTGACGCACTGGTGCATTGCGCTTTCGTTGGGCGGCACGCAGGGTAAGGGCGTTTGCTTCCACCCTTCGCAGACTTACGTCCGCATGGCTTGCCTGTCTTGCAGTCGATCCAACCCTTGCCGTTGTTGCGGCTGAACCACTTCTTCAGGCTATCGCTTTTTGCTTTTGCCACTGTTACCCCAATTCTTTGCGCCAACTTTGCGGCACTTCACGAGTGCGCCAGACGCGTATGCACTTGGCCATTTCGTGTAGCGCGACTTGACCTTGTGGTAACAGGCGTCACGCTTTGGCTTTTTTGCTGACTTTTTTGCCATTGTTACCACGCAAAACACATGGGCAAGACGCGTGTTGCATGTTGCCCGTCTGTGTTTTTCTTCCTAATGCACGAACACGTGCGGTTGCTTGTGCCATTACCGTCTCCGAATGGTGCGAGTGCGCTGTCCAAACTTGGGTTGCTTGGTCTGTGCTGTGCGGCCAAACTGTGATGGCATGTTAGACATCGCACGGTATGGGTTCGCCGCGCGGATAACGCGGTTGCCCATGGATGGGCCTTGTGTTCCAAAGATTACACCTCTGTTCTTCTTAATCATTTTTTAATGCTCCGCTTCTTCGCCTTCGATCCTGCGTTGGAGGGCCGCTTCTTCGCGGCCTTGTTGGGCTTTCGCATCGACTTTTTCATTCCACGCATCGAATATCTCCTTGCGTTTGTTGATGTACACCATGTCTTCATGCGGAAATTTGTTGTAGTACGCAGTCTCCCGCAGGTGTTCTGATGCTTCGATCAGATGACTGTATGATTGCACAAGAAGTAGGGCGTAGTCGTCCGCACCATTGCCAGAAAACTCTGGAGTTAGTGGGTCTTCTGGACTGTCTGGATGAAAGCCCATGATCCAGACGCCGAAATGATTTTCGTTCTGGTCTGCGATCCACTGGTCAAATTCATCCGCCGTCATCTCATCGAAGTTCGTCCAAGCCACGATGTGAAGAAGCTCGTCTGTGGGTGGGTGGAATGCTTTGATCTCGGCGACGGTCTCGATCTCTGGTGTGACGTGGATCATCACGCAGTTCTTCATCCATGCCATGCGTGCGTATGGGCAAGGTGGTAGACCGCCGAAGAGTGGTGAAGGCTTCTCAAGGATGTCCTCAGACCACATCTGTATTTCTTGCGCGATCAGGACAGAGGCTTTGTCCCACGCTTCCACGCTACGAGTACCTTCCGTTTGCCACGCCATACTGGGTTTGCCCTATGCCATAAATGTGATGGGAATATTGCGGCATGCCCCCGTCCACGGGGAGCATGACGCTCCTTCGTCTGTCCATAAACTCTAAGCCTACCGCCCCAGTATTCGGATGGGTCAGAGAGTTGGATGACCATTGTTAGTTTACGTTCTGCGACTTGGTCAGCACCGTTGTCTGTGTGCGTGCCATAGAAATTACCGAAGCCGTACTCAAGATATTGTAGGGTTTCGAGTTCGCCGTCGATGTTGAAGCGCAGAGTTCTTTTGTTTACGTCGTCGAACAGACGCTCGACACGAGAGTAGAGCCAATCATTTGGCCCGTCACGTCTGAGCCAAGCCATCTTGCAGTTGCGAGAGAGCCTGCTGATTACGCTTTTGCCATCAATGACAGACGCAATAGATACCGTCTCTTGATCGCATAGTTGTTGGATTTTATCGCACTCGTCTGGGTCGAATGCTGGGAGAGAGAACCAGTTGTTTATGTGCATCAACACTTCCACCGTCTGCGTGCGGCGCAGATACGTTTCTTTGGTGTCTTCGAGCAGTTGATGTTGTGCATCTTCATCTGTCCTGCTGATCGAGAACAGTAAGATGTACGACGCTTGCCGCCAGACGGTTGTGGTGCCTTGAGTTTGGAGCCGCACGCTTTGTTATATTTCGCCCTACCCTTGGCCGTAAGACCTGCGCCCTGCGATGCGGGTTTCTTTTCGCCCCGCCCGACAGACAGACTTACGTTGCAACGCTTTTTTTTCTTTGCGGCCATGGGTTGCTCCTACTTCTTGGTTAATCCCTCATGCCGCAAGTATGCCAAATAAAAGCGGAGGAAGTCGTCCAGTCTGAGTAAGACGAGACTGTCCCCAGTTTTCATTCTTGATTTGCGATTGATGACGACAGGACAGCTTTCTGATTTGGTCTTGTCGATATTAGTTTCTGCTTGTCGCAGTGCCTCGTGGAAGTTCAGACGCTCCACTCTCTTGGCTTCGATGAATAGTTCGGGAGTGCCGAGTATGTCTGCACCGCCAGCCATTCCGACTTTGCCGCCGCCAGACAGAGGTGCGCGAAACGATTGCAGACCAGTCGCTTGATTGATGTACGCCGCTAGTTCACGTTCGTACTTGTCACCCTTTTGTTTGCTTCCACGCCCACCACTCAATCTTCATATCCCATATCTTTGCGACATGGTTTGCAGAAGAACCAATTCTTGGGCCGCTTGTGTGTGTCCCCGCATGACATGCACGGACGTGTCCATTGTTTTTCCTCAAAGTCACGTCGGACTTGATACTTCGCTCCATCAAATTCTTGAAGACCTTCTCGGACGAGAATACGCTTCAGTGTGTCGACGCAACATCCTATACGACGTGCCATCTCTGAGTATGGTTCTGTGTTGTGGTTCTCTCGGAGCCAAGTCAAGTCCGCGTCTGACACGCGAACATTTCTCGGCATTTGAAATCTCCAAATATATTTTACCTGCGTCTAAAATGTAATACGCGTCAAGAAATTATGCAACACCTTTAATAACTTTAGGTGTCTGTGTGACACCTGTTGACTTATGCAGTCAAGATTGATAAAACTCTAGGCGTTGAGTTTGCGACGCCCCCGGTTTCCGGGGTCGTCGGGAATAAAACGAAACGACTGGAAACGCCAACGGCGTTGGGTGGAGAGTTTTATCACTTTCCGACAATCAGTAAACAAATCAATGAATTAGAATATGACAGACGACAAGGATCGTGAAGAAAAAATACGCCGCAACCGTGAGAAATACCCAGAGATTGCGGCGTTAGTAGATGAAGTCAGGAAATATTTTCCCGAAGCGAAGGTAACTTCTATTCGGAAGTTGACACCTCAAGAACAGGAGCAGAGGCGTCAAGTTCTAACCAGTCGCGAACAAGGCGTAAGGGTCTGGCCAACTTCTGAGCGATGACGTCTGGGTCGTGACCATCTAATGCCATGTCTTTCGCACGTTGCTTGGTTGATCTGCTCGACACAACAATCTTCTCGTCTGTGATGTTGTGCGCCGCGTATCCAACCCACTGCACACGATCATGTAGGTCAGTCCATTCTCGGACTTTGCCATACCGTATCTCCATCACCATGTATAAGCGATAGTCAGACGGTAGCTTTGCTTGTAGCTGTGGCCAGATTGGGTGGTCATAGTTGCCATCGTACAGACCTGCGTTCTGTTTGGCTGTGTCCTCGTCATCAAAAACCTGCGCCACTCTGATCTGCGTCTCCAGCACAGTAAGCTGGTTTGTTGACCCTGCCTCTCGACCAATACCACTCTCAGATGGCTTGTTGCTGTGGTGGATCATGATCACAGACAGGCCAGAGTTGCGAAGTTTGACTGCCAGCTTGTTGATTTTTGCCCACTCGTCTGCGGAGTTCTCAGCCAAACCGGGATACGCAGACCGAATGGTGTCGATCACAACCACGTCTGGCTCTGCAAACTCAATCCAACCTTGCAGTTCCATCAGCCCTTCACGTTGGTGGAGGTCGATTTCTTTCTTGTCTACGAAGGGTGTCCAGATGTTGAGGCGGTCTTGTGTGTCGCCATGTATCTGCCGCATTTCGATTAGGCGTCTGGCGATTGTCGACATGCCCATCTCGAAGTCGAGATACAAAACTCGTGCAGGTCTGCCGATTTCAAATGGCCCGAAATACTTTCGCCCTGCACATAGTGCGGACATCGCATGCTGAACAAAAAGTGATTTGCCATGGCCAGAGTAACCGAAGACCTGCACGATTGTATTAGCAGGTAGCCAAGGCTCAATCAAATAAGATTTGGCGTCACTCTCAGATAATAATTGCTCGGCATCAGCCATTTGGATGAGGCGTCTATCCCTCTTTTCCTCTTGCTGTTTCTCATGCACATAAGGCTTGTAAATATAGTCGCCATTATCATTGAAACGATCAGGATGGTTGCGTCGTTCGGACTGCTCCATTGACTGAACCGTCGCCTCGAACTCGCGCTCGTCCAGTTGATCTGCGAAGAACTCATTCATGAAGGCGTGTCCGCGCAGACGCAGGTCTGGGCCAAAGTAACCTTCCAATATGCTCTCGCTGATGTGCCGCATCA